CGATTCCCTCAAAAATCGGCTGAATGTAGTCTTCGTAAGCGTCGATAAAGAAATTCTTGATATTTTCCCAGGCTTCACCTAAGAACTGAGTGAAATTCGCCCAGATTTCCTGCCCTAATTCGGTCTCAGTGAAGAACCAGATCAAAGCACCAACAAGCAGCGTGATAGCCGTAATGATCAGACCAATAGGGTTCGCTTTCATCACAGCGTTTAGGCCCTTTTGCACCGCCGTGGCAATCGTGGTGACAGTCGTCCACGCTTTTGTTATAGCTGTCCAAGCGCCCACCGCAGCATTCACCGCGATCACAGCGCCCGCAAACCCAGCAACCGTCGCCACCAGCGGGACCAGCCAGGACGATGAACGCTCAATCCACCCAATAAATGACTCAAAAGCCGGGATTAGGGTGTCAGTCATCCACCCAGACAGGTTCTCAAGCATGTCACCCATGCCCCCGAACACCCGCTCAGCGACCGGCGCTAACGCTTCTTCTAACCTGTTTTTGAAAACCTGCCAGTGCTCGCTGAAAGTCATGGTCTCCTCAGAAAGACCCATGATCGTGTCACCAGAATGCTCGGCAGCCCCGGTCAAGTCCTCAAGGTTCATCGTGCCGTCTTCCAGGGCCTTGATGAACTGCTCCGCGTTCCTTGTGCCGAACGCCGTCCCAGCAAGATCTTGTGCACCGAAACGGTCACCAGACTCAACCATTTCTTGAATCTCAGAAGCGACACGGTTGAAAGTGTCCCGAGGCTCCTCGCCATCCTGGGCCACGTCTTTCAACCGGCGGGACATGTTTTGCAACATCTTGCCCGAATCCAGGCCAGCATTATCTAACTGCCCAATCAGCCCAGCAGTTTCTTCAAACGAGAACCCCAGCGCCTCAGCCGCAGGTGCAGCCTGACGAGTCTGATTCGCCAGGTCATTCATCCCAATACCGGTCGCCTGAGAAACGTTGAACAGAAAATCTAGGCTTCCCGACACGTCTTCGGCCTCAATACCGAAAGCGTTGAAAGACTGTCCGACAGCAGAGATGTCAACCTCTTCGCCGAGCATCCGCCCAGCCTCAAGGACCTGAGCCGACACCGTCTCAAGGTCGTCACCAGTGAGACCCATCATGGTGTTCAGGTCAGCAACAGCAGTGCCAATGGCCTCCCACTCATGCGGAACCTGAGTGCCAACATTCTTAGCAATGTCAACAAGCCCATCAAGGTCATCACCGGCAGCACCAGTGCCCACCCTGATGGTGTTGGTCATGTCTTGGAACGTCTTGCCAACGTTGAATAAGGCGGTCCCGGCAGCAGCCACACCAGCAAACGTCGCAGCAGCAGCACCAAGAGCAAGACCAAACGTCTTACCCGAAGTCTTACCGGCCTTCTCAGCGTCCTTAGCGACACCCTTCGTCAGAGCGGGGCCGAACTCCTTGAGAGAAGGTAAGACCGGTATCCACAAGCCACTAGCATCAGCCACCGGGACCACCACCTATTCAGTTATATGTATTCAGTTATTCAGTCACGCTTCGCCCGTTCAGCAGGCGGAACCCACCGAGCCTGAGCTTCACGGACCTCAGCAAAAATCGCATCAATTCGACGCTTCGACTGCTTACGACGCCACCGGTCAGCAGCAGTCTCAGGTGTCTCAATCGGCGGAAGATTCTTCGTGTTCTTCCCACCAGACAGCGCACCATCAACAAGCCGAACGACACGCACAACCTCAGCCGTCAACCTATCCAGCTTCTGATCAGTTGTCGTATAGCCGTACATGGTCGGCTTCCGCTTCCCCTGAGCCTCCAATTCTTTCTTCAACTCAGGGTTCGCGTCTAAATAATCCAAATAATCGGAAACCATTTCGTCATCATCAGCACGCTCCGCTTGTGTAGCAGACCACGGGGGGAGACCATTGACGAGCACACGGAACTTCCGCAAACTCAGTTTGCGCCTCCTGCGCCCGTCAACAGTCACCACCCGAAGCACATCCACCACATCCAGGCCGTGATAATAATGCGCGAAATCGGACTCTATTTGTTCCCCATACCTGTCCAAAGCAAGGACTAGGAAGGGGATTAGGCTTCCCCCGCCGCCTTGTATCCCTTCTTCCGCAAGGCTTTGATCTTGCGTGGGTCAGACTCTGTGATCGTCCCACCAGACGGGCCTTGCATCTCTAACTCAGGAAGAAGGTCGAAATGGAGTTGCAGGTCGATCAGCATGTTCTCCATGCCCTTGAATCCAAGCTCCGACAACAAGGGCTCAAGCTCATTCCATGAGTCACCAGTCAGAGCCCATAATGCGGCAGCGATGTCGCCTTGCCGGTACGCATCGGAGAACCGCATCATCTGAACCGCAGACGGGTTCTGCACAATGATTGGGTCACGATCCTTCAACGGCAGCTGCCACGGTTCAACCGCAGCCTCCGCCTGATACTGCTCAAAGGACTTGAACTCTTGACTCTGATCTTTCGCCATGGGTGGCCTCCTACTTAGTTACCAGTTATTTCGACTTATTTGCGGGTGATGGGTTCGCTTTATTCGACGGTGCAGGCTTTTGCTTTTCCTGAACCGTCCATCCACGGTTCAACAGGTTCACTTCCTGAACTTTCGACTCAGCACGCCAAGTTTTCCCCGACTGCGGGTGGTATAACGTCACAGGTTTGTAAGATTTCGACATGACAAAAACTCCGATCAAAAGATGAGCACGACCGGGTGGCAATAAACATTTGGGAGGTGCGACGGCGGGGCCACCCATGAAACCGCCGCCGCACCAAGAACAACCTAAGGTGCCTCTAGAGCTTCTACTCGGGCCACTAGGTCATTCCACTGGGCTTCAGTAGGGAAACCATCTTTGCCGTCAGCACCAGGCTCGCCTTTGTCACCTTTGTCGCCTTTAGCGCCATCTTTACCGGCAGGACCAGCATCACCTTTATCACCCTTCGGCCCAGGGGTCAGCTCGATCTCATCAACATTGGTACGGACTTCCTTGATCGCATCATAAACAGAGTTATGATCCTCAACATGGGTCTCCGCACCCTCGACCGCCTTCGCTGGCAGTTCCACATTCCATTCAGCCATCACAGGCTCCTCTCAAAAATGATTAGGAAAAATGAGCATCCCGGCATCAAGCGTTTAATAGCTTGAGAGATACCGGGCCGTTATTCCCCCGAACCACCAGAAGCCGGAGCGGGGAATCCCATCGCCTCATGATCCAGACCAGGGCCACCCATCAGCTCAACCATCGAAGTTCCAACAGTGTTATTTGTGTACGCGGTCATAGAAATTGAATAATTCAACTCAGTTTCCTCAGTCCACGCCTGTTCAGCCATCTCAGTGACCTGAGCTTCCGGCAACCACCGGGCAATATAAAGCGCATCAGGACCATCACCGTCTTTACCAATCGCCAACACATGCCAGCGACGACCAGCAGGACGAGCAGCCTTCTTGAACACAATGTTGCCGTCAGCATCAGGAGTAATACCAGACAGGTCAGCGTCACGGTACAGCTCCAAAACCAGCCGGTTTGTTTCCTGAGCTACAAACGACAACCCCTCAATGTCCTGAGTGTTATCACGACGAATCGGCTCACCATAACCATGCGACTCCGTATCAACCCAGTTCTGCTCACGCGACCACGACGTGTCACCCTTCGTAGTGTGACCAATCGGCTCATAATCAGGCGGAACCAGAAGACCATCCGACTCAGTCCAAATCTGCGTGATCTCTTCAAGACCATCATCAGAAAACGGTTTAGCAAACAACGCTAACTCTAGAATCTTCCGAACATTAGACCCATCGTGGCCCTTGACTTCATTAAAAGAAACCATCTTTTGTTACTCCTTAATTAGATGCAGTTTCGGTTTTGCTGCGGGTAATAACATCGGCAGTCACCAAGAACTCAGCAACCGCCGGGTTTTCGTTCTGCACCCATATCGGGCCAGCAACAGGATGAGATCGGTCAAACAAAAAGCCACCATGACTGGTGGCTTGTAAATCAACGATCAGCTGTCGTATCTCTAATGCGGTACGTCTCGCGTGCCCGTACCCCTTGGCGAGGATTGTCAGGTCAATAACCGTGTGATCCCCGTACCCTTCTTCAAGGATGGACCCGTCCACCTGACCGATCTGAACGAATGGGGTGGACGTATATTCTTCTGGGGTGCTCACCCCAGCCTGATACCCGGCCTGGATGAGCACGTTGCGGAGTATCGGAATAGGATCGACGTACATTCGCACACCCCCCTATTTCGAGTGCTGACCGATAGCGGCCTGCAAATAAGCTCGGGCACGCTCCCAATCAGCAGGACTAGTGCCACCCGTAGACTCCGGGTATACGTTCGCGAATGGTCTTGGCTTAGCACCAGACCGGCGGCCCGGATTCACCCGATACTCAATGTTGATCCCCCGCGCACTGAGCCGGTTATTCACCGACCTCGCAACACGCTCAGCAAGGAGGCGCGTGTGTTTCTCAACGTCAGGATGCTTAAACGCCGCATCCATCAACTCATGAGGGATACGAATCTCAATTTTGGACATCAGCCAGTCACCTTCTTGAGTTGGACCCGCCAGAAACCCTCAACAATGAAACCGCCAGGCTGCTTAAGTGGCTCACCGTCAACCTCGAAACGAATACCATCCCAAGTGAGCGCATCCACCGCACTAACTTGTGTGGACAACGGCAGGTAAGCCACATACGAAAACGTCAACTGATTAGCAAGCGCCATGTCCTCCGCAGTCCCAGCAGGCTCAACCCAACACGGGCTATCAACGTCACGAGGTGGGGAGAAGATCGGCTCACCATACTCATCCTCACCAGTCCGCTCACCACGCAAATGCAGAGTGCAATACTCAGTCATCAAACTCATGGACGCGCCCTTATCGTGTAGCGAGCCAACACCGGACCAGCCAATGGGCCAGTCAACGACGACCCAGAAGCCTCTAACGTGACTGATCGAGATGCCAGGGACTCAGACCGCACACGGCCACCAGCTTTCACAGCTGAAACCTCATCCACAATCGGCACCAAAAGCGCCGGTGGACACGATTCGTATCCGTGCTTCATGGTGACTTTGCACGCCTTCGGGAATGGTCGGTCAGCCTCTAACGTGCCATCTCCCCAGTCAATGAAGTCAGTGATTTCACGACCAGTCTGAGCATCCTCAACGCTCACAATTTCTTGAACCTTGAGCGTCGGAAGGATTAGCACACGGGATTCACGGGACCGGACAAGCACGGTTTCTTCAACCACCGGGGCAATATGCCACCCAGTAATGTCCCGAACCATTCCACAAACAGAACTCAACGTCTGCTCAGGGAACGGTGCGCCTTGAAACTTCGTCAGCTCTTCGTTAGTAACCAGCTCTTGCATAAATACCTCCCAAATCGTGGGCACACAAAAGGAGGGGCAACATAGTGTCACCCCTCCTGTGTGCGTTAGTATTTATTTTTTCTTCGGAGCTGGTTTCTTAGCTTCCGGTTTCTTCTGATCTTCCACTGGTTTCGCCAGGTCGCCATACCGCGCCGCTGCCCGATCAGACAACAGCACGGTATGGTCAATCCCAGCTAATCGCAGCGTGTACCGCTTACGATTATCAGCCATCACAGGCTCCTTTCAAAATGATCAGGAAAATGAGCATCCCGGCATCAAGCGTTTAATAGCTTGAGAGATACCGGGCCGTTATTCCCCCGAACCACCAGAAGCTTCAAGCTGGACTACCGCAGCCGGGACACGCACAGCTAGGCCGATACGCTCCTCAATGCGCGTGGTGATGATGTTCGAGGTGAACTTACCCTGATCAGAGTTCGTGGACTCAACACGAACACCACCCTTGCGGTACACGGTCGCAGCAGACGCGAACGCACCAACAACAGGCTTGCCAATCTCAGCAGCAGCAGTCACCACAGTACGCAGCCCCCAGATAGGAGGGTTCTCCATGATGCCACCCTGACCATACTGGCCGGAGAAGAAACCGCCACCGTAGTACTGGTCATTTGCGTCTTTCGACAGCCGCAGCGTCTGGTAATCGGCAGGGTTGATAATCACACCATCAGCAGACAGACCAGTGGCGGTCTGGATTTTGGTCAGGGCGCGGAAGATCGAATCAGCAAGATCATCAGCGCCAGCATAGGTTTCAGTCTGGATACCGTCACGGTTCAATAGGCCCAGAATGTTAGTCCCGGTCCCGTCACCACGGAGCAGCTGAGCTTCTTCCATCAGGGCTAGCTCATACAGTCCACGGTTGTTGATCTCCGATACATAGAACGGCAGATCCTCAACCATCTCATCAGACAGATCAAACCATGCGGCGATCTTACGAATCGGGTCAGTCACAGGGGTAGGGTTACCCAAGTGCATTTGTGGTTTCTGCCCAGTCTCATCAACGGTCTCGAAGCCACCCTCGAAACCAGCAGCTTCCAGGAAGTAGGTAATCGCGTTACCTGAGACCGTACCGGAGCCAAGTAGGTCAGCAATCACGGGACGTTGACGGTTCCCACGAACCAGCGTGGTATCAACATCAGTCAGCCACGGTTTGAAATCACCATCAACACCACCAGTGACGTGAGTGTCAGATGGGGCTTTAAACCAGGTGGTGCCAACAGTTGCGCCGCCACGAGATTTCAGCTGAGCCAGGCCATCTTCACCGACCTGTTTCGCGAAATGCTCACCCAGAGACTTCGCACCTGACTGAGTGCCAGCATCTTCCCCATTGGACCCGGCGAACATTTTCTCAAGATTCGAGGTCACTTTGCTGGTCTTCTCATGCAGTTCGATCTGCGCATCGATGCTCTTCACGTCAGCTTCTAGCTGTTCGAGCTGTTTGACCTGATCGGCAGTAGGGTTTTCGCCCTTCGTTTTGATGCCGTCCAGTAGTTCCTGCGCCTGCTTGATCTTCGCAGCGCGGTCATCATAGAGAGACATGACAACTCCTTCTATTTAGTCGGCTGGCTCATTGCCAGCACTTTCCAATTGGCTGCGAGAAGATCAACGGACGGACCAGACTTCGACAGCTCTTCGTCGGACACGGACGGATTCTCACCGCTGGCACCCGACTTGGCCTCATCTGATTCGCTGGCAGATGCTTCTTCGCTTTCATCCTGCTCATCCTCGTCATCGGATGGGAGGATACCTTCTAGCGCGGACGCAGCATCACGCAACGTGGTAATCGTCTCGCGCAAAACTTCTTCATTCTTCGCACTGATCACACGACCAGCCTTGATATTCTCGGCAAGGGACTTCACTGCAAGGATCTCGGTCTCACGGTTCGCGCCTAATGGGACCACAGACACCTCATGCAGCGCGAGTTCTTTGAGCTTGGTGATCGGTTCATCGTCATCAGACTTCGCTTGCTCATACTCGATCACATCGAATGCGAAGCTCATTTGATCAATGCGCTTCCCCTTCAACATGCGGTACACCTGAGCAGACTTCGGATTCTCCAAATCCAACTCAGCCGTCACCAACAACCCGTGCTCATCTTCAACAGCCTTCACCACATGCCCAAGGTTGTAATCAGGGTCCGAAAAGTTATGTCCGAACAACAATGGGATCGGTTTACCGGATTCTTCCCAAGCCTTTAGCGTGTTCGCAAACGCACCCTTTTCAACAATGTCCCCATACGAGTCCACGTTGCCGAACACTGACGCATACGCCTGAAACTGGCCTTCATCTAGCCCATCATCAGGGCCTGCTTTGAGCTGCTTCGGCGACAGCTCAGTTTGTTTTAACAACATGCTTTACCCCTCCAATGGGCTATACAACGATTGCAATCTCGCACCGACAATTCGCAACCTCTTCGGCATCCCCCGAATACGAGCCAGGGAACTCTAAGCCGTTGCTGAATGTCTCATCCATCCCAACTTCTTCGCCGTCCATCGCCGCGTGAGAAGCACGAGGATCACTAGAAGTCACGATCCACTTCTTCCGAGCTCGCGGCCTGGTTTGACGCGCCGCCTCCGCCACAGCGAAGCCAGCAAACGTTGCCACAGCGGTCACCCCTGCTAACGCACCACGGGATTCCTCCGCAACATCGAACACATGCCCGACCGCATCCTGGGGTGACTCATCGTCGTCACCATCAGACCCGCCACCTAGCGCGTCCACGATTTGTTCAAGCGTGGTGTCATTGACCTGCGATGCGATACGCTCAGCAACCTTGCGCCGGAATGCAGTAGTTCGATTCATGTCGAACTCTTCACGCGATACACCAATAGCCTCTAGCGCCTCGCCAGCAGCAGCCCACACAACAGGCGTGGAAGCTGTAAGGATCAGCTCAGACAGTTCTTCATTCCAACGGTCATCGTCCCACCAGGATTCAGATTTCGCGAAGATACGCGACATCACAGCACGCCGCTGACGGGCAAAGAACTCTTGGAATACTTCACCAAAAGCGTCTTGTTCTTCCGTGGTTGGTTCAGGGCGTTTCAATCGGATTTCCTGCGTGTCAGACTTCAACACGACCGGGATGGACCGCATCGGGACCCCATGCCAAGGATCAAGATCAGCAGATGATTGGCCCGTCCAGTTTTGCGAACCTGAATCTGTCGGTGACGCCTGACCACCTTCAACAACGTTCAGCGGAACGATCAGCTCATCTCCGCCCTCAACGTCAGGCAGGTTAAACCGTCCACGACCCTCATTGCGGGTCATAATCGGGGCACCAACAAGGGTCTGCATGACCGCAGCTTGCTCTTCAAACGACCCATTGAGCTTCTGCCCAATATTGAACTCGGCATAATATAAGTCAGGGTCCATGCCCATGCGAGGGATCACGAACTGATTGACTACATATTCGATCTGTTTCAGCGTTGGTCCGAGCGAATCCCCGTACAACATGCGCCGAAATTCACGCACATTCGAGTAATTCGCGCCATCCATCTGCCCGACCATCGTCGGATTCACATGAAAAGCAGAGGCAACAGTCGATAATGACAGTTTCGCGGCCTCAACGTACTGTTGCTCACGGGCTGAAAAGTCAATCCTGTTGAGCTTCATCCCATCTTCAAGAATGGGTGTGCCACCAGCACCAGACCCTTTACCCGTAAACGTGGCGTACCAGTCCTCACGGAACCTGTTAGCTTGATCTTCTGTCCACTGTGGAGCGTCTTTCGGGCGCTCAATCACTGACGAGACACGACCGCCACGCTTCCACACCTGATTCCGGTACTTCGCGGATTCGACCTGCTCACGCAATGTCTCTTTCAACGCATCAACCGTAGGTGACACACCAGACGGAGAGTTGGTGTGATACCCACTGAACTCAATCATCTGTTCAGGTGGAACTTTCATCGTCCGGTTATCCATCGACACCAGATAATGATCAGTCTCCCAAGGCGACTTCATCTCTTTCGTCACCCACAACGGCGGGATACGACGCAACCGGGGACGGCCATCAGTATCAACAAAGTACAACCAGTACGCCCGGTCATGCAGGTCAAGATCACCCACCAGCGCGAACAACATGTCATACGTGGTGTACTCAAGATCAGGGCTACGCAACGCCTGCGCCAACGGGTTATCGTGATGACGCTGCCGATCGGTGTCCGACACGCGCTGAAACACATGCAGCCCAATTTGAGCTACATTCCTGGCGCGGAACGAAACCACAGTGCGCAGATGCGGCTGAGAAGCCCACAACTCTGCGACCGTTAGGCTGTCAAAATCAACATTTAACAGGTGACGCGCACCATCAGGAAGCCCATTGCCGCCTAGGTAGGTGATCTTTGGGCTAAACCAACGAGCCGGGTTCATGCCAGACAGGATCTTTCCCCAAAAACTCACGCACCATCACCCCCTAGATCAAATAACAATGAGACCCCTATCCGCGTAAGCAGATTGTTTCGGTTCTTCTTTCGGTCTGGTCAGCAGCCAGTATGCGCCAACGAAAGCCATCAACGGGCCAATATCAACGGGTGACTTATTCCGGTCGAATAACATCGCCCCACCATCAGTGATCTTCGGGATCACTGTTTGCGCTGCAACGTCAACGATTGGTTGTTCAAAATGCAAGAAAGATTGTGCTTTTACAGCGTCATAGAATGCGCCAGTCGCGCCAGTAAGCTCAGGGCCAGACCAATCAACGACCGGCAACCCTTTGACTTCCAGCACTTTTAACACATCAGACACCGCAGCGCCACGAGACTGACCAGTCAATTCAACAAACTGACCCTTCGCGTGCGCTGACTCCAACCACTCATACAGCCAGTCCGTGCCAGCGCGAGACGCGACCAGCTCAACTTGTGGCTTACCGTCCTCATTCAGTCCAGCAAACGCCACATGCGACCGTCCACGATCTTTTGCCACATCAACACAGGCATACACGTCAGACACGATCTGCGGCGGCTCACCATCGCCCTGCCAGATACCCTTCTCCCACGAGCCAGGAGGAAACGCACCCTCAAGTAAACCAGACGACCAGTGACACATACATTCAGTTCGGAAAACCCACTCAGGGTCAGTAGACGCAGCAGACGCCAGCGAACGTTCAGTGACGAACCCATGACCAAGCGACGGGTTCGCATACGCCCAAGCGTCACGATCCCACACGTCAGCGTCAGGAGGCGACGACCACTCAAATAAGCCCAACGAATCATCATCGACCCCGGCCTCTTCGTCGTCTAACTGCTCGCCCTCGTCATCGTAAGCGCCAGCCAACAACGCGTTCGGGTCATCCTCAGCATTCACGCCATCAGGATCACCAAGCGCAGCATGAGCTTTCTTCCGTAAATACGACAACACAACCGATGTCGCGTCACCAGCGTTCGACATTGACCAAATCAACGCCGACGGACGCGCCATCGTCGTCTTCGTAATAGCACCCCAAGCATCCCAGGTCTGATGCTCACGTAACTCATCCAGCAAGATCAGGTCACCGGACAAGCCACGACCAGCAGATCGGGTAGCAGCCTTCACACGGTATCGCTCGCCAGTCTTTAGGCGGATAGCCTTCTTGCCGTTCGCGCGTACGGGAGGAAGTAGCTCAGCGGCAAGCTCGGGGCTTTCCTCAGCTATCTCTAGCGCCCCATCCCACACTTCCTCAGCCGTATCAAGATCCTGAGCTGTGCCCAACACCAGTCGCGTGCGCAACACGTACAGGAAGAACAATGACAGCACTTGACCCAGAACAGATTTGCCCTGTTGCCTCGCGACGACTACGACGACGTTACGGAACCGGAATAACGGCGCATCCGCTGGCCGGTCATTCATCGTAGAAACCGTGAGACCCTCTGCCAGCTCAAGCCCGTGAATAAGCAAGAACTCTTGCCACGGGTACAAGTCCATTCCGCACATTTGCTCAGCGAACTCAATCGCCAAAAACCCAAGCGAGGTCTCAGGCGTCAGCTCACGCAACGGCGGCGTAAACACACGAGGCTCACGCTTACCGTAAAGCTTCTTCTTTTTACGCGGACTTGCCGCCTGCGATAGACCGGAACTTACCGAGGCTTGACTTACCATCGGAATCACCAGCCTTCTTATCGTCACCCTTCATGTCTGCACGCGACTTCGGTGTAGCGCCCATCTCACGAAGAATGTTCATCAGATGCGGCGTCAGATATAGTGCCTTGGTAACTTCCTGGCCTTCACCTTCATCGACTGCATCCTGGATACGCTTCGCCATCGTCCGACCAGAGGCAACGAGCGCCGAGTCAACATCCTCAACCAGATCACTCGCATCAACCGTCTGGTCATACGCATCAACCAGGTTGGTCTTTACTTGCTTTTCATTTTTCACGACTCAACCTCCTCAAAATGCCTTTCAACGCGACCAGTCTTCAATCGAGCGATAGTGTCATTTACAGACCATGCCCCATACTTTTCCCTTAAAATTCTGTGCCTACGCTTAGAGGAACGCGCAACGTTGCAATCCTGGCACGAGGGCACGAGATTATCGACCCGGTTGTCATCGCGAACACCGTTTAAATGGTCAGCATGAAGAGCATCAGGAGAATCAATGCCTCGTCGCCACATGACGATTCTCTTGCACCAAAAGCATTTATGAGGGCCCTCGCCTATAGCGTCGTATAAAACTATTCGATGGACATAGGTTTTCCCACTAGGGCCAGCTACAGGATGGTCCGGGGCGTATGTTCTTTGATACTCGCTCTGATCCCGCACGCTAATACTGTCGAAATTAGCTTCAACATCCCCATGTCGATATTTTCGGTGATAGTGCTTCATGCACAATTCTGCGAATCTACTCCGAACCGGAGCAAGGCATTCTTTTACGGAACATTTTGACCAGGTGCCGTAATAGTCAGATGCGAGAATTATGGTCGCGTCGCCATACCTCTTCAGTCGGGCGTAATGCCGAGGGCAATAACCTTTGCCACCCTTTTTGCCAATAAGATTGGGGCATCCGGCAGCGCCGCATGGTTGCATATATTTTGGCGTGTTACGATTGCTCACGTGACCACTCCTCACTAGTGGTTGCCAAGACCCCGGAGCTAAGGTGCGCTAACACCTGAACCTCGCGGGGTCACATTATTTAGTTGACATTACTATTCTACTTGACAAAAGAAGTAATTAAAAGTATGAATGCGTGTACGCGCACGCGATGGGGGTGCCCCTCACCTGGGGGGAGTCGGAGT